GTCAGCGACAAGCTCTTCCTGCCGCTCACGGTACTGCATGATAATAGCGTCCATTGACATCTCCTGTCTGGACTGTTTCGCCTGACGCGGTCGTCGGAGCGGCGCTTACGCCGACCGCGCCGCAGGCCTCTTCGTGATCAGGTGCGCGCGCATCTGAGTCACAGCGGATACCGCCGCCTGGCGCCGAGGGCCCAGGACGGTCGGCAAATTTCGGAACGCAAACCTCTTGGGGTCAGCCTTGGCAGCAATCGCCATGTTCGGGGCGATGCTGTCCGCAAAGCCGTTGTCGACCGCCTCTTGAGCGGTCATCCATGTTTCGACGCGCATCAAGTCGCGACACTGCGTCGAAGATTTCTTGGTCCGGGCAGAATAAATCGACGCCATCGCCTCGGAGGTCGCATCAAGACGCTCGGCCGTCGCCCTAAGCTCATCAGCGTTGCCAGCCGCGAAGGTCCATGCGTCGTGGATCATAAGGAAGCCGGCTTGAGCGATCTCGATTTTATTTCCGGCCATAGCGATGATTGAGGCAGCGGACGCCGCCACCCCATCCACAAAGACATTCACGCTGGCGTCAAAGTTCACGACCTGCCGATAAATGGCGAGGCCTTCGAACACGTCGCCGCCATACGAATTGATCCGAACATCGAGCGTCGAGACCTTGCCGACCGCCTTGAGATCAGCTGCGACCCGAGAAGCCGTTACCCCGTCGTCAACCCACCCCGACCCGATGTCGCCGTAGATCAGCATTTCAGCGCGGCCAGCGGCGCGCACGGAGAGGCGATAGCTGCTCATAGCGCGGGGGGCTCCGTCGTATGGGTCTGTGCTGGGGCCGGGAGAACCGTGGTTGCAGGCGCAGGCTCGGCGCCGATCCGATCAAGCGGCACATACTGAGCCTGCATGACGCGAATATCGCCTTCCGGGCCAATCGTGTTTTCACCTTCGCGGCGCAAGATATCGTTGACGCTATAAGCGCCAATTTCGCGCATCGTTTTGTAGAATGCAGACCGGCTTTGCGCGTCACCGCGCATCAAAGCCTTCTCGTCCATGTTCGTGTAGTAGCTGTTGCGGTTCTCAAACCCGAACAACTTGAAATCAGCTTCCTCTTCGAACCTCTTAACCCAAGGCATCACCGAGTCGGTGACGACCTCGATCGACTGGTGTTCGATGTTCGAAAAGGTGGCCCGAAGAAGGTGCTGCACCTTGTGCGGAGGGACGCCAAACCAGCGGCATACTTCCTCGACAAGATGCTGATTGGTCTCAATGAACTGTGATTTTTCCGGGTCGGTCTGAACCGACTTGAATTCCATGTCCGCGTCGAGCGGGACGACCTTGTTTGCTTTGCCGGGCCCCTTGTACAGTTTCTCCATCTCGGCCATCAGGATGTCGAGCGCTTCCGGCGACATCGCCTTCTTCATCTGGATCACGCCAGAAACGTTCAGCCCATTGCCGAAGAATGCGGCCCCGAACAACTGCGCGGCCCGCGCCCAGCCGATCGACTGTGCTGCGTAGTCCATCACGTTGACGCCGACCGGGCCTTCTCCAAACCCGCGCACGTGGAACACGTCCATCATGCCGAGATAAGCGATGCCGGCGGCTCCGTTGTTGATTTGATAGACCAATTGCCCGGTCACACGGTCCCGCGATACCTCGACCCGCTCGGGGTGGATCGGGTGCAGCCACAACGGCCGGCCGGCGGCATCCCGCTCGATCTCGGCGTATCCGTTCCCCCAACGCAAAGCCCAATGGGTCAACGTCTCGCGCCATTGGAACGACGACCATTCCGGCGCGGGTCGCTTCCGGATCAGCCAGTCGACACGGTGCGTCGGCGACAGAACCCCACCGCTCGGCGTCTCCTGCATCACCCGCCACGGCAGCATCGCGACCGTTTGCGACAGATACCGCAGACAAGCCCACACGGCAGGGACCGTGACCGCGGTATCCGGCGTGACGTTCACGCCAGCGACCGTGCGGACTATAGGCCGAATTCGCGGGTCGCTAGGCCTTGTTAGCGGCTCGCTCGTTCGACGCGCCGCGCGGATGCGATCCGCAAGGCGGCTGAAAAACTCCAGCATCTATAAGGACCTCTTGCGCGCCTATTTGCGCCTATGCCGCGCTGGCCTGTGCAGCCTGCGCGCGCCGACGCGCCAGAACCTCATAGACCGAGCGGCCGGCATTGACGTCTCGGGCTACTGCCCGGCCGAGCGCGTTGCAGATCGCGACAATGCCGTCGATGCGTTCGCTCGATCGCTCCTTGTCGGGCTTGATATTACCGGCCGGATCATGACGCACGGCGACGTTGGAAGCGTTCCAGCGCAACACTGGATGGCCGCCATGCCAGAGCGAGCGTGACACCGACAGCCGCTCCAGTTCCGCCGTCGGCGCGGCCATGCTCAAAAACCCCTGGCCGAACTGGATAAGGTTCAGGCCTTCATCCTGCAAATGCTGGACAATCTCGCCGGCAAAGGTGCGGTCGTAGGAGAGTTCACGCAGATCGTAGCGGCCGGCAAGGTCGAGGATTTCCTTCTCGACGAAGGCGAAGTCGGTGGCGTTGCCGGGCGTGGCGGTCAAGAATCCCTGATCACGCCAGACATCATAGGACACGCGGTCGCGGCGAACGCGACGCAGGATGTCGTCCTCCGGGATAAAGAAGCGGCTGAGCACAATCCATTTGTCGGCAAGCATGCCGAGATCGTCGTCCAGCGTCGGCGGAAACAACAGCACGAAGGCCGACAGATCATTGACGCGGGCAAGATCAAGCCCGCCATAGCATTCGCGGCCGAGCAGCTTGCTTTCCAGTTCCTCCAGCTCGTGTTTGACGATGCGCCAGTCGGCGGCGGCTGGCAGGCCACCTTCTTCCCACACCGCCATGTCGAGCCAGCGCGTGACCTGTTCGGTCCATTCGTTCAATCTCAGCCGGCGGATCGCGTTCTGCTGCGCCGGCATTTCTTTTGCTTCGTCGATCTGGCGCTTGAGATCGTCGACCTTGACGGTGACGCCGAGGCTCGGGTTTGCCTTCACCCAGACGGCGGGGTTAGTCCAATCGTCGCCGTCGTCGATGGTGGCGATATAGCCGAACCAGCTGTCGGACGAGTCTGTCGGCACCGTGCCCTCCAGCGCCTTGACCGAGAACTCATGATGCTGGCGACAAACGGAATGGCGATCATAACCCGCCGTGGTGATCTCGAAGATCAGTGGCTGCCGCCGAGCACCCGTCGCGGTGTTGAGCTTCTGGATGATCTCGGGTCCAGGATGTTCATGCACCTCGTCGACGGCGGCAAAATGAATGTTCAGGCCGTCCATCTTGGTGGCATCCGCTGACAACGGCCGGAACCAGGACGAGGTTGGCAGCACCGCCAGATTGTTCACCGTCCTGGTGATCCTTGCCTGCAGGGCGCTGCTTGCCGCCACCATGCGCTCGGCCTCGCCAAAGACGATCCTCGCCTGATCCCGTGTCGTTGCCGCCGAATAGACATGCGCGCCGGGCTCGCCATCGGCAATCAAGGCATAAAGCGCCGTGCCGGCCAGCAGCACCGACTTGCCGTTCTTCCTCGCCACCTCGACGTAAGCTGTACGGAAACGGCGCAGCCCATTCTTTCGCTTCCAGCCATAGAGCGAACCGACGACGAACTGCTGCCAGGGCTGCAGCGCGAACGGCTCGCCGGCCCATTCGCCGGTCGAATGGCGGAGATGACCGAAGAAGTCGATCGCATGGCGTGCCGCAGCGCCATCCCAGACCAGGCCGCGCTTGGCGCCCATCTTTAGATCGGCGAGATGACGCTCGCAGGCAAGCCGCACCAGGCGCCCGGCAACAATCTTGCTGCTGGCGACAGCGCGCGCGTACGCCTCGACCGGACAGGACGGCGCTTTCCTCGCCGATCCGGATTTACGCTTTTCTACCACTGGTCAAAAAGTCCTCGAATGGGTCGGCGGTCTCGGCCGGCTCGGCCATGCGGATGCGCGAGCGACTGGATGGCGTCAGCCCGAACTCACTTTCGATCTGCGCCATCTGCGCCAGGCATTTGTTGGCGACGGCCAGGAACGGGTTCTGGATGATGTTGTCGTTCGACGTCTTCACCACCGGCCCACGGCGTTTCACTTCAGCTTCCGCATCCAGCCAGCGCCGCCAGATCACGACGTAGCGGGCGAGCGCGCCGGTATCCAATTCCGTCATCACGCCGTGGCGGGCCAGCAACTCTGCCATCTCCGTGAACTTGTCGCTGGCTGCCTCGTCGAGGTGATCCGGCGGCTCGGGCGTTGCCACCACAGGCTTCGGCTCGGCCTTGTTCAGGCGATGCGGACGGGCCGTGCCCTTCACCAGCTTCAAATGTGTCGGCAGCGGCTTGCGGCCGGCCATGTCA